CTTCTCAATGTCGGCACTCATCTTGTTTTATACTTCTATTCACAGAAAGTTTTCAGAGAACTACGCTCCCCATTCCTCTGTCTTGGTTGGAAGGTTCTTCTTCTTGAACATCATCTTGAAGGATACAGAAGAAAGGTTCGTCATTGCGATAGGGTAGAGCTGGTTATTGAGACGGCTCTTCCAAAAGACTTGGACATCAACTCCGGATAGAGGCTGGTGGGATGCGAGGAAGTCGGACAGACGATATTCGGCAGAGGGCACATAGTAGATGAACGATTTCCAAGAGGCAGCACCCTTGTCCATAGGCAGAGAGAGATCCGTGATGACTCGTGTGAAGGCTGCCTTTGCGGTGGCTTGTGAGTTTCCGATGTTGCCTTGTCCGATGATGACTGGAGCTGAGTTTGACTCCGGTTTGACCGGCATCAAAGCAGAGGCGAACACGATGGACGAGATGGGAGACCACAGAGTATCCGTAGACGGCGTCTCTTGCGTGATCGCCCAGTAGACCTTCTGCTCTTGGAGAACAGAGTAAGGGTTGGCGGCTGGGTTTCCGCTTCCGTAAGGCACGAAGCCGAGAGGAGGCGTTCCGCCGTAAGGTGAGAGGCGGTAGTCTTGGACATCCGAATAAAACTTGTTGGGGACAAGGATCTCATACACATACCCAGCTGGAGCTGAGATACCAGCATACGGACCAGCTGTCGGTGAGATCGTGTTCCAGTAGAGGAAGGAGAAGTTAGCGAAGAGGTTATACAAGTTCGTGTTGAAGAACAGTTTGAACTCGGGAGGCACGAACAGACCGCCTTGCGTGGTGACCGGCGTGAACGAAGTCAGACGAGAACCGTATCCGTCGCTATCAAACCGAATCGTGAACCGCTGGGACGGACCATCGTAAGTCATCTGAGGAGGCTGGGCGGTCGCATTCAAGAAGTCTTTGAGGGTAGCGTAAGGGAAAGCTCCCAGTGAACCGTTCTGAACCCACGCATCGTAGAAGGCGTAGTAGGTGTCGCAGATCGCACACGAAGACGCAAGACGAGGCGACGCAGACGCAATGAGAGCGAGATCGTCGGGGTTGAAGATCGTGAGGTTCACGAGGTTCATCCATCGCTGGTAAGTGTAGACCCAGTAGTATCCAGTAGAAAGATCTTGTGGGCGACCTTGCTGGTTTCCGATAGGTTTCCAAAAGGTTGTGTTGGTCGGAGCATTACCAGTCGTGGTTGCGAGAGCTTCGTAGAACGGACCCACAAAGGTGTTCTGACTCGTCTGTGTGAAGAGAGCAGTAGAGGATACGATCTGACCCACCGTGTAGGTCGTTCCAGCTTGGTAGAATCCTTGAAAGTTGTCGTTCGCAAGAGACTGGGGAAGAGGAGACGATAGAGGGTTCTTGTCTTGGGGTGAATAGATCACGAAGCGAGTCGGAGGAAGGACAGTGAGCGTAACATTCTGAGCGACTGGAGACGAGTTGCCGAGCTGAACCCAGTATGGCTTCCACGATGATCCGGAGATAACTGGGTCGGGAACAATAGGTCCCACTCCCACCACTCCCGGACCACTCGCAGCAATGGCTTGGGCGTAGTAGGTCTGACCGTCACCAGCACTCTTGTAGGACACATAGTTTCCAGCGATATAGTTGGTGGAGAGCGAATACACGGTCACCACGACGGACGATCCTACCGAGACAGTCTGCTGGTAAGGAATCGCCATTCCGTAGGTTGAAAGGTTGATGTTGACTTGCCCAGTTCCCTCACGAATGCTGGGAATGAAGAGAGGAAGATCCAAGTTCGCTCCGTTCATCGTGAATCGCACGATGGAGAAGTTGTAGTTGGAGATATCCTTGAGGATGGGGTAATCACGAGTCTCGTTGAACACGATGTTCGGATCTTGGATCGCATCGCCGGTAGAGGTCTGATCCGCCGTCGTGTTGTTGACGATGTCGGCGTTGTAGTAGACATAATCCGGATCATCGCTCGTTCCGCCGACAAACTGGACGGACGCTAACTGGCGGTTCATTTGTAATGGACTGGGATTTTGTTTCTCTGTCTATTTCTTCAATTTCATATAGGTCAGTCCGCTCACGAAGTCGTCCGGACACAACCCAGTCTTATCTATCAAAGCTTTGTATTGACCGAGAGATTTGCCCTTGTAAAGAAGCCGAGCGACGCAGTGCCGACCGCAAGTATTAATATCTCCCTTCTCCTTTTGGAAGGCGTGGGTGTTGTAGTAGATAGGCAGACCGCTTTCCCTCATTAGATCGGTAAGGTAAGGTTGAGACTCGTTCATCTGTTCCAGCCGAGATTGTGGGACATCGTCCAGCTGTTCCTCCGGTTCATCGCCGTAAGGATCAAAGAACTCTATGCCCTTCTTGGTCTTCAACATACAGCACCAGTGTCCAGTGTGATCGTCCTCCGTCAAGAAGAGGATGATACAGCGTCCTTTGGAATCAAAGCAGTCTTGGAGCGACCGTTTGTTCGCAAGATCCGGATAAGTCATCAGCGAGATGTCGCTTCCCAGTAGGCGACGAATGTCTTCATCCGACAAGGGATAATCTCGGACTTCTTCTGCGTCGCTCATTATAAATGACCAAGAATATATGGGGTTCACCATTCGGCAAGGATCAGAAGAAGGTAAAGGAAGAAAAAGCACCGAAAGAGGAGAAACCGAAGAAGGTTCCTCGTCTTACGAAGAGTGATGTGCGGATGCTCTTAGATTGTTCGGCTGGGTCTATCAATGATACGGCGATAGCGTGGGTAGAGCGGTGGATGATTCAGTTGATACGAGAGAGATCCTATCCTCCTCATCTCGCTCGGGCTGGTGGATATCAATACCTACTTGATTTTCTTGGTGACGGAGCAACAGAGGTTCTGAATGCGATACGCCGTGATCACTACGGCTTGGGAACCCAACAGCGTGAAGATGCTGATGGAGATGAGTTTGGCTTCTTGATGGGTGTTCCGATGGTGGCGTGAACTCTTCTACATTGATGCCTACCCTTACTTCCCTTTCGCAACACTGCGACACGAACCTCCGTCCTATGATGACCACGCATAACCGGTAGAGTCCGTAAAGTATAATCACTGCCGTCGTTGAAAGACCAGCCGACGCCAGTGTGTTCAAGTCCATTGTAGTATCGCTCTAAAAACCAGCAACAGCCCACGAAAGGAGAATATTGGTGTTTCCAGTTGGGTTGTCGGCACAATAAAAGGTAATGCTTCCGCCATCTGCGGCAGAAGGACGCTGTGTGACCAGCCAACAATTCTCACTCACCGTTAAATCACCGACAACAGCAGTGGAGGCAAGTTGAAGAGTTGTAGAAAGACGAGAAGTAGATAGGAGATTAGGCGATACGCCAGTGAGCGTTGCCGCCCAAATAGGAGGACTCGTTAAGGGAACAATACCCCAAACGAGTGTGGATGCTGGAGTCAGTCCGCTCGGAAACACTCCGTTCGCTGGACCGAGAGATGTCCATTTCGTAGGGTCAGAAGCCGGAGCAGTTGCCGTAGGACCAACCGCCACAATACATTTGTAGAGCAGACCAACACTGACGACTTGGTTGCCTACTTGATACTGCGTGTATTGATTCCACTGGGCGTAGGACATCTGATTTGTAATGAAGCAATAAAAGATTAGGGATAGAAGAAGCAGTTGATTAATATTTTATTTTTTGAATAGTTTTTGTTTTTCGGTGGTGAAACTCCACCCTCACTGGAGAAAATGTTCCGGAACATTTTTGAAACTGGAATTGCTTTTTAGCACAAAAAATCAAAAACATTCACCAATAAATATAATAATTCTATACAAAGATATTCAAATGAAATGTAAGTAAGAGATAATGAGGTTCTTATCTTTATTGTGTCTTGTTTTAGGTGTCTTTGCGACCAACTCTTCAACTCTGAGCGGAACTCGCTCTCGTGCTATTTCGCTCACGGCGACTGGAACTCGCACTCGCACTCACACTGCGAACACGACTGCGACAGCGACTCATTCTGCGAGTATGAGGCGATCGTTGAACGCAACTGGGACTGGAACTGGGACGAGGACACGAGCAGTCGCACCCACACTGACTACAACGGCAACACGCAGTAGGGCAGTCGCACCTACATCCACAACAACAGCAACTCGCAGTAGGGCGATTCCTACATCTTCAACAGTTTCAACGGCAACCCAAACTGGAACTCTATCTCAAACTCAAACCCAAACCCAAACTCTAACCGGAACTGGAACTGGAACTGGAACTCAAACTGGAACTCAAACTCAAACTCTTTCGGCGACTGGGACTCGTAGTTCGGTCGCAGTGTCTCAACCCCAATCTCTTACTGCTGTCGCACCACAAGAAGCTCCGCCTAACATTACCTACATTGCGATAGGTAGTGTTATGGGGTGTTTGGTCTTGATGACGATCGTGGTTGTGGCGGTAGTAATGAATAACCGCAAACCCTCCAAGAAACCTATTCATTACCTCCCTACGATGATGAATGTTCCGTCGTCGGACCTTGCGTCAATGAACCCTTTGTCTGCCCGAACGCTGTATCCTCCGCTACCCACTCGGGAACAAACTCGTGGTCTAACAACAATAACGGACTGATCTGATGGCTGGGTTTGCCGTAGGGTTTCTGATCGCTTGGTTTCGGCAGATGTATAACGACTACCAAAAGCGTTCTACTGGTTGAGGACTCGTTTCCTTGCGTCGTGGTATGCTTTTGCCTTCGCCAGTAAGCGTTCTCGGTTTGCTTTATACCACTCCTTCTTACGATTGATGTCCTTCTCTATGTCCCATACCGAACTACGCTCGTTGAGGCAAAGTGGGTTAGAAAGTTCGCCACGAATGTATTTGTCTTCCTCCGCACACAATTCTTCCTTTGACCCACAAGGGTGGTCTTTCACGAGGGTTATGACCCAATCCTTATCTTTGATGAAGTTGTAGAGTTTGTTGGGAATCGTCTTTGCTCTATACCGATGAGTGATCGCTCGTCGTTGTAGCGTAGTGATACACGACCCATAGTAGAAATACTCGCCATAACTAATCTTATAAATCTTGCCCTTCTCGTATCCCATTGTCCTCTTCTACATCAAATAGTCAAATAACCTTTAAATCCCTTTTTAACCATTGAGGACTCGTGCGTGGTGAGCAGAAACGAGGAACTGGGGATAATTCTTCGCTATCATCACCCAGCGTCCTTGCTTTTTCAAATCACGGCAGTCGTCTTTGGTCATACCGATGTGGGTTTTGAGGAGGTAGGATAAGGCGTGGAAGGAGGTAGCCATTGGATAGACTACAATGTGGGTGGCTTCGTTGAGGAGGAGGCGAGTCTTCTTGTAGTTGGTGAGGTAGTGAGACAAGCAAAGCATCGTAGTGTTTGTGTGGCGACCCATCGTAGCAAGGTCATCTATTA